CTCTAGAAGATCAAAGAAAGATCTCCGATTCCTTTAAATTAAAGGACCTCCCACCTCCGGCGTATAGAAACCGAAGGCCTCGAAGCTACTCCGAGACGTTCGCCGAGTAAAAACTCGACGGGATCACGGGCTACAGTGAAGAACTGTAGCAGCATCGAGCCAGTCTTCAGTTGATAGCGTACGGACTTGGAACTAACCATATCCCTACGGTACTCGATCCTCTGAAGAAGTGGATTCCATCTCGAATCGAGATGGGAGTTCCCCTCCCAGAGGTGGTCGAACCAACCGAAGCTACCTGAGCCGATCGGGACGTTGGCCAAGCGGAAACGCTTGAGCATCGCCACTCTCGATTTAACGTACTGAGCTGTGGCATAGTAGCCTTGTAAAACAAGGTTATTATGCGTAGCAACGCAGGACGCAATCGACTCAGGACGGGACACTTCAGGGTAGGTCATTGAATACGTAGGCGTAACAGAAGTTCCGCTAAACGCATCAAGACCGCAGGACTCACGAAAGCTTCCGCTGTCGTAGGTCTTCTGCTGGTTAACCTTTAAACCAAGGTGACCTAGCAATCCCTGCAACGTTTCCCATCCGTCTTTGGGGATGATAATATCATCACCAAAAACGCGGACCTCCTGTGAGGCGCGTCTCATCTGAACTATGGTGATCGGCAGCTTTCTCGCAATGAGAACACTGGCAATCGCAAGAACAGAAAAGAGATACGACTGAACAGGAAAGGTACATGCCGAACCCATACAAGAAAATTTCCGAAGCCTGTAATGGCTAGGAGACTTCTTATCGATATCGTTGGAAATCCAACGAGTTCTGCAGGAGTGGAGCGCCTCAACAAGAGAAGGAATTCTCCGGAAGAGACGTTCAACAACCCAGCAGGACACTCGATCAGAGGCCTGTGACAGGTCTACCGTCACATGACTTTGAGTATGGGAAGCACGCAGCGCAAACTCCTGGTTTTCAGTCTGATCACGAAAGTGAATAGACTGAGAAATCGGTGTGTATGCGAGGCGACTAGCGAGAAAGTCTTTCACTAGTTGTTGGCACCATTGATGACTAACGGGTTCCGAGGCAATAAGCCGAGGGCCCTTTAGCGTCTTTGGGACAGCAATCAAGCGAGAGGGAGGCTCATGATCTAGAAATAGAAGATGAGACTCGTCGCTAGAACAGTACTCAGCCCACATGCCGAGATTGGCAAAGCCAAATTCGGCAAGCGGGAAAGAGTTCTGTAGCTTGGCTGGCCAGCATGGAAAGTCATACTTAAACTGAGTATGACGCTGATCAGCTACGGCTCCTGGTCCGTGCTTGGCTCTCCACTCCGCACCTTCGAAGGTGCCGAGAGTAGAGGCGACGATGTCAGCAACCCGTTGGGCTGCGTCGAAGTCGCTGCTACTGATAGCGGAGAGGGACTCTTCAACGTCGGTAAAGCGAGAATCGCAAATACCGAATAGAGGAGCAGGATTAGCGCTACAAGGATCCCCAAAATGGAGATCCCGAATAGCATCAATCCCGAGGTCGTCGTCATCCCAGTTAAGGGTAGGGCGGCGAACCTTCCGGTCTGTTTCGAAGAACTCATGAACGTGTTCCCATGTTCGCGAGTCGTCGCAACCAATTTTGACCTTCTTAGCTCCGTAAAGGAGCTGACGGAGGGCCTTAATAGCTGCAACGTCCGAATCAGCCCTAAGCAAACCAAATTCGTCAAAGACACGAAGATACAGCCCCTTGAATAGTCTTGGGATTGTACTCCCGCGCTTGAACGGCCGTTTACCGGCAATTCCAGAGCAGGTTAGGTGTCCGCTGGATAGAGCACGATCAAAGTGCTTACCAGCATCGGGAAGGTCTATCATAAGAAATGGTAAACCTCTCGAATTGACGAGAGAGAGCAAGCGAGAAGCATCCCGCTCACAATCTCTTCGGAGTGAGGGAAAACGTTCCGCGATGTCAGAAAGCATTGCGGAGTAAAGTCCCTGTAGATACAGGACATAGCTTTTCATTGGCAAGTTCCTTTCAGTAAAGGTTTGTCAATCTATGGCTATGTTCACCCATCTCCCTAGGAGAGAGCCTTAGGGCGTCAAAGACGCCTTACGACTCCCAGCCCAGCAACTTCGCGGCAATGCCACCTGCTTTTACCATGTAAAAGCTCATGGCTTCCGAGACGTCGATGACGTCTGCAGCAACTTCTGCAGGATCCAGTCGGATCGTGTAGATAACTTGCGTCAGACGACCAAGAGGATAAGCCGTAGCAGGCTTCAAAAACCGCTCGAACGTCACAGTGTGACGATCGAACAGCTGAGAACCTGCCTTGACAGAATCCTTTGAGTGCCGAACTTTCGCTCGGTACGTAATGAGTCCGTCGTCGAGATAATACTCAGACGAGTACCCATCTTGGTTAATCAGCGGCAAAATCTTGACTGTTCCACCGGAGCCGTCAAGGGTCACCGTCAGGGTTGAACCTAGCATATGTATCTACTTCCATGGTTAAGTCGACCTTCAGCGCGAACGCTGAAGAGCGAGCGAACCTAGGATCGAGAATTGCCTTCCCGTGAAAATCGGGAAGGACACCGAAGATGAGCCTGCAGTAGGGGTACGTTTCTTAGTATCCCTAATGAGAGTACCGACGCCACCGTCAATAAAATTAATATTGTCGGAGCGTGACCAGGATTCCTCAGTCCGCGTATGGACCATGATACATGGTTGCGACGCGGTGAGGGAGAGGATATTATTGGTGGAATTGAGAAAATCACCATAATTTCCAAACCAATCAATCATCCACGTCCATGGGATAGCATCCCAAACTTCCTTCGGAGTAACTTGTAAACCGAAGACAAGGGAACGTGCACGATTGAGCAATTCCTGATCTGTAAGATGGTGTGGGACGACAAAGGAGTTAGTCCAACGGACTGACCCCCACATTTCGGTCGTTGTGATTCGATCATAATGAACCGAAAGGAGAAACCCCAGGGCTGTATCTAAAAACTTAGATCCAGAGACTGAGGAAACTTCGCTCCACAAGCCAGGAGAAGCAGCACGAGCTGGACTATTGCTAGTCGCAGGTCGGGCAGCTCTCTTCTTACCAACGGTACGATGCAATCCTCCGTTCTTGTTGAACAAGGTGTCCAGATCCTGGATACGGTTTTTAACCGCATCCTGTAGCTGGATCATCTTCCGGAGATCTGAGATAAGCGGCTTCCAGCCCATTTGATAGGAGAGGTAGACATTTGCCAAAGATTTGGCATTGCCAGCTCTGCTAGCAACTTCTAAGTTGAAACTCTTACGAGACAACTGTCGAAGAAGCTTTAGCCGCCCAATATCCTCAAGCATACCGGGGAGATCCTTCAACTCAAAGATGAAGTTGGGCACGGAAACTATAGGAACCGAAGGATTAGATCGGGCTATAGTCGCCAATGCCGCTGCACCTAGAGAAGGAAGGGAATTGGTAGCATGGATAGGCGCACTTCCAATCACTGCATCAGGCAACCATGCGGTATACCTTTTGACAGTGGTAAGGAGGGGCGAAATTAATATCTGTTCACCATTAAGAGGAGTCACCCCTGAGATATCGATATGTTCGATACTCAAAGTGTGATCAATCCCAAAACCGGTTTGATCAATGCATACGCTAGACACGTAAGGGCTTAAAGGCCCACGCGTAGCGTCTACAGAGACCGATCCGTTGGTGGATAAAAATTTCCGACCACCGCCAGGATAGGCGATGGCTGCGGTCCTAGTCCTACCTACCATAATTGCCAGACTCAAAGTGAGGTCACGGGATGTGACGAGCTATCGCTCGAGAGCCCCTCGAAGGAGGGG